CATGGCGGTCTACGACGACCCCCACGCCGACGTGCTCGACGTGATGAAGCAGCACAGGAAGAAATAGGCCATGGCTCCTCGCCGCGTTCCCGCCGCCGCCCCCGCCGCGCGCCTGCCCGGTGCGCCTGTCGCCGCTTCCGCGGCCGCCACCGAACCGATGGCCGGCGCCAAGGGCGGCGCGCCCGGCAGCGGGTTCTACAGCCCCGAGCCGGATGGCCCGAGCGCCGATGAGCGCGCGCTGCAGCCCGGGGCGGCCGCGGCCTTCCGCGAGCAGGTCCAGCGCGAATCGATCGTGGTTTCCGAGCGCGGCGGCACCGCCGATGTCGAGGTCGCCGGGCGCGTCGCGATGGAGCACAACGACACCGACGAGAGCCTCGCGGAGACCATTGCCAGGATCCGCGCCACCCGTAAGCCGCTGGGCGCTTACAGCCAGAAGCTTGCGCTCGCCCAAAGACAAGGTTATCACCGGCACTGGTTCAACGATGTCGCAGGACGCATCGATGAAGCCAAGGCGAGCGGATATGCCCATGTCGTCGACGCCGACGGCAAGCCGATCTGCAGAGCCGTAGGGTCCGGCCGAGACAAGGGTGTCCTCTACGCCTACGCCATGGAGATCCCCAAGGTCTTCTTCGAGGAAGACCAGGCGGCGAAGCACAAGATGGCCAGCGACCAGCTGGACGCCTTGAAAGGTTCTCCCTTCCGCGCCCCCGCCGGCTCGGCCCAGAAGTCAGACGCAGGCAAGTTCTACGACCCGGTTGAGACAGGCTCAGGCCCCCTCACCATCGAAAAGAGCAACTAGCTCTCGGGCCAGGCGCCCACGCACTCAGGCACGCACGGCAAGACGGTCTTCGCCAAGTAGGGCGGTCATCGTCATCGTTCGGCAACCTTGAGGGCTTCACCGCTATGGCCAACAACAACGCTCCGATGGGGCTGCGTCCCATCACGAACAACGCTGGCGTGACCACCGGACGCGGGCGTCTGGTCTCATTCGCAGCGAACGATTCCAACAACATCTTCCTGGGCGATCCGCTGGTGCCCACCGGCGTCGCCGACGCCTTCGGGGTCCCGATCGTCACCATCGCCACCGCTGGCGCGGGAAACACGATCCTGGGCGCCTTCAACGGCATTGCCAACGGCCCCGCGAAAGCCGCGAACGCCGCCTCGACGATCACGCGGGACCTACCGGTCTACCGCCAGGCGTCGATCCTCAACTACGGCTTCTGCCTGGACGACCCCAACCAGCTTTACGTCGCGCAGGAGGACTCGCTGCCCCTGTCGGCCGGCTTCATCGCCGCGGCGAACGGCGGCTTCACCAACGTCAATCTCATCGCGGGCGCCGGTTCGACCGTGACGGGCTTCTCCGGCTGGCTGCTGGACAGCTCGAGCGACGACGGCAACGCCAATCCCACCTTCCAGATCCGCATCATCGGGCTCCTGCGGGCGCCGGACAACGCCATCGGCAACTACGCCAAGTGGCTTTGCCGGATCAACCTGCCGGCCCTGTGGGGCGCCTCCGGCTACTAAGTTCACCATCGACCCGGCCCCCTGTGTGTCGCCCAGGGGCTCGGATTACAGCAGCGGCGGCGGAGAACATCGATGGCCACGGTTGGCGGCGTTATCACCACCGGTGCACACCCGAAAGCCCTTTGGCCCGGGATCAAGACCTGGTGGGGCCGGCAGTACGCCGAGCACGACCAAGAGTACCCGATGCTGTTCGACGTCGAGACGTCCGACAAGGCGTATGAGGAAGACGTCGAAATCTCCGGGTTCGGCATCCTTCGCGAGAAGGACCAGGGCGGCGCGCTCAACTACGACGCCGAGGTGCAAGGCTCCGTCACCCGCTACACCCACGTGGCGTACGCGGGCGGCTACATCGTCACCTTCGAGGAGCTGCGCGACGACCTCTATGAGGTGGTCTCCAAGCGCCGGTCCGCCATGCTGGCCTTCGCCGGCCGGCAGACGGAAGAGATCGTGTCGGCCGGGGTGTTCAACCAGGCGTACAACGGCACCTTCACCGGCGGCGACGGCCAGTGCATGATCGCCTCGACCCACCCCTCGCTGGTGGGCAACCAGTCGAACCTGCTGGCGACCTCGGCGGACCTGTCGGAGACCTCGATCGAGGACCTCGGCATCCAGATCATGCAGGCCACCGACTACCGCGGCAACAAGATCAGCCTGACGCCGCAATGCCTGGCCATCTCGCCCTCGCAGTATTTCGACGCCAACCGCATCATCAACTCGGTGCTGCAGAACGACACGGCGAACAACGCCATCAACGTCATCAAGGCGTCGGGCATGTTCCCCAAGGGCATCGTGGTGAACCACTACTTCACCTCGAGCACGGCCTGGTTCATCCGCACCAACGCGCCCTACGGCACGCGCTTCCTGTGGCGCGACAAGCCGATGTTCGACACCGACAACGAGTTCGACACCAAGAACGCCAAGGCCGCCCAATACATGCGCTTCAGCGCCGGTTGGACGGACTGGCGCGGCTGGTTCGGCACCCCCGGCGTCTAGGCGCCTGGGACCGGGCGGGGCGGCCCCTACGGCCGCTCCTAACCTCTAACCGCAGCCCGCGAAGACCGCAGGCTCAGGAGAACGACGATGGCCGGTACACCTTCAGCATTCTGGGCGCCTGTCCATCGCGTCCTCGCCCGCATGCCGCCCGGCTCGCTTGGTCTCCCGGCCCTGGCCGGGCCCAGCGTCGACTACCTCGGCGCCGGCATCCAGGACCACCGCCTGCCCTACAACACCGCACAGTCCGACACCGGCGCGGGCGTCGTGGGCTTCTACGGGGCCGACAGCCTGGCGCTCAGCTTCACGCCCGCCACCAAGGGCACCGCGAAGATCGTGGCGCTGGCCAACGCCTCGAGCGGTGTGGCGATGACGCTGGCGGCCGCCTCGACCGGGATCACCGTTGTCCCGACCGGCGGCCTGCTCGTCATGCCCAGCCTGAATGTCGTCCCCGCCGCCGCGCTCGTGATCGACGGCAACCCGGCGCTCAAGAAGTTCGGCAACAAGGGCTTCACCACCTTCTACGATCGCGCGAGCCTCGGAGCGCGAGCGCTGTCCATCACGGGCGTGTCGGGCGGCGCTGGCGGCGACTTCATCATCTCGGGCTACGACACCTTCGGCTACCCGATGACGGAGAAGATCACCGCCGCGGCTGGCATCGCGACGACCGCGGGCAAGAAGGCGTGGAAGTTCGTCACCTCCGTCGTGCCGCAGTTCAGCGACGCCCACAACTACAGCGTCGGAACGCTCGACATCTTCGGCCTGCCGATCAAGACGCTGCTCTTCAGTGACAGCCTGATCCACTGGAACGACGCGCTCATCACCGCCAACACCGGCTTCGTCGTCCCCGACGCCACTACGCCCGCCACGAACACCACCGGTGACGTTCGCGGCACCTACGCAGTGCAGGACGCCGCGGATGGCACGAAGCGGCTGGTGATCCGCTGCTGGCCGTCCCTGACCGCCGTGCAAGCCGATCCCACCATCGGGCTCTTCGGGGTCGCCCAGGTCTAGTTCCGCTTCACCCTTGGATGGCCCTGGCGGGCCGGAGAGGACACCATGGCCGACGTCGCCTCAGTCCAGATCATCGAGAACGGCTTCCGCAACGTCGTGCTCAACGTGGGCCTCGTCTCCGACGGCAGCGGCATCACGAACCAGAAGATCTTCGACGCCACCTCCTCCGGGGTCTACGGCGTCACAATCGGCGGCCAGGTGTTCTATCCCGGGCTGCACACGAAGATCATCGGCATCGACTTCGACGTGCAGGACCAGAAGTTCCGGCTGGATTGGGAGGCGTCGGCCAACTCGCTGATCTTGGCCTATGGCGCGTCGCCCACCGACTTCGCCTGGCACAAGATGGGCGGCATCCCCGTTCCGCCCGGCCTGGCCGGCGCGACTGGCTCAATCCTGCTCAGCACGATCAGCCCCATGCCGGACGCCACGCTGAGCTTCATTCTTCGGCTTCGGAAGGACATCAAGCAGTCATGAGCCGGATCCTGGCCCGCCTCGCGGCATCCCCCCTCCTGCTGGTGGCGCTCGCGCCGGCGGTGGCCCATGCGCAGCTGTCGAACGGCAACGTGGTCTCGTCCTGCGGCACGCCAAACACCGCCTACGGCGTCAACAACACGCGCGCGATCACCCAGGACACCACCGGACTTCTTTGCACCGGCGCAGTCTTCTCCGGCGCCATCACCGTCAGCAACGCCTTCGCGCTCGAGGCGACCCAACTCGCCAACAAGGCTGACCTCGACGCCATCGTGGCCGGCCTGGCAAACCCGGTGCCGCTCGCCGCCGGCTCCGCTCTCGTCGGCAAGGTTGGGATCGACCAGACGACGCCCGGCACGACGAACAATGTCACCGTCTCCACCAACGTCGGTACGCTGCCGTTGATCCAGGCCACGGCCTCGGCCCCGATCACCTCCACCAGCGCCACCACCACCCTCGTCGTCGCGGCCTCC